AGTAAGGAAAGAAATGACCCGCAAGTTCTCGTCTATCAGCGTTGAGTCAACGCTTGCATCTGGTATATCAAATAGCCAGACAACTTTAACTGTTGCTAGTGGTACGGGTTCAGCACTACTTGGTGGTGTAACCCTCGCTGCTGGTAACGTAGATCAGTTCACATTAGCACTTGATCCCGATACTACCAACGAAGAGATTGTATTTGCTACTGCAGTAACATCAGATACTTTTACAATTGTTAGAGGTGGCGCTGGATCTAGTGCAGTAACACATTCTGCAGGAGCAACAGTACGCCACGTTCTAACATCAGATGATCTAAACGCTTTTGAAGCAGGATTAGATGGTGGATCAGGAGATCCAGTATCTGGTCTTATGCTAATGGGCGGCTAACCAAACACTAAGGAGATAAAAAACAATGGCAACAACTTACAAGGTGCTTGGTCAAAGCAACCCAAGCGCAACAACAGCAACAACTCTATACACAGTACCATCAGCTACACAGACAGTAGTATCAACTGTAACAATCTGTAACCAAGCAGCAACTGCTGCTACCTATCGCATTGCGATACGAGTTGCAGGAGCAGCATTAGCAACAAGTCAATACATTGCATATGATGTATCACTACCAGCTAACGCTTCAGATACTTTAACACTTGGTATCACGCTTAATGCTACAGATGTAATCACAGTTTACTCATCAACAGCCACAATGTCCTTCGGAGCCTTCGGAAGCGAGATTTCTTAATATGACAACAGGAAGATTACCTTCAGTAGAAGGTGGTATACAACCTACGATTGTAGATGCTAAGGGAGATCTAATTACTGCTACGGCAGCAGATACCCCTGCTCGTATCGCGGTGGGCGCTAACGACACAGTCCTCACAGCAGACTCAACTACAGCCACAGGATTAAAGTGGGCTGCTGTTGCAAGTGGTGGAATGACTTTAATTTCTGAAACTGTTGCAAGTGCTTTGAGCAGTTTAAGTTTTTCATCTTTAGGCAGTTATAAGCAATTAGTTTTAATTTATTCTGGAATTAGACATTCTGATAATGCTACCGTTTTTGCAATGAGATTTAATAATAATTCAGGCGGCATTTATCATAATGCTGGATTTACTGCAACTGGTGGTAATGGTGCAACTGTAAATATTGCAGGAAATTCACCAACTCATTTAGGTAATAGTTCACCGACCGCAATGTATGCTTTTGGTGAAGGCACAAATAATGCTGCATTATCAACAGATGTTAAAGGGTATATTTTGATTGATAATTATACATCAAGCACAAAAGGTAAAAGCGTATTTTGCACTTTTGATTATTATGACAATGCTGCTGGATCATACAGAGTAAAAAATGGAATGTCATATTTTGATAGCACAACAGCAATAACTTCTTTGGATATAGTCAGATTAAGCGGCACAGGCACTTTTTCTAATACAACAAACACAACTATCAGATTATATGGAGTTTCATAATGAAAAGAATAATAAATTGCGAAACAGGCGAAGTAATAGAACGTGAATTAAATGCTGAAGAAATAGCCCAACAAGAAATTGATGAGGCTAATATCCAAGCAGCACAGGCTATTAATCAAGCCGAAGCCGTAGCAAAAACAACTGCTCGTCAGGCTCTATTAACTAAACTTGGTATTACCCAAGAAGAGGCACAACTACTACTAGGAGGTAACTAGATATGGCAACTGGCCGAATAGGGGTTACGCCAACCCTTAGAACGAGATGGTCTAAACAACCTACTGCTGGTACTACCAGCTTAAGTGGTTTAGATGATAACTCTGTTGCTTTGGTTTATGACGTAGGGTATGAGCAGGTATACCGTAACGGTGTCCTACTATCTCGCGGTAATGATTACACAGCAACTACTGGTACATCTATTACTTTAATTGATGCCACTATTACTGGTGATATTATTGAGGTCTTCGCTCAACAGTTAGTTCCATTAGCTGATGCAATCAGTAAGGGACAGTTCACCGCTAAGGGAACGCTGCTCTCAGCTACTGCTGCATCAACACCAGGTGTTCTTGGTGTTGGCGCTAATGCTACGGTTTTGACTGCTGATAGCACAGAGGCTACTGGATTAAAATGGGCTACGCCTTCTGCGGGTGGTATGACTTTAATTAGCACAACCACTTTAACAGGTAATTCGGTGACAATATCATCAATTCCACAAACTTACAATTCATTAAAATTAGTAATGAGAACTCCAGATGTTGCATCAGATAATTGGATTTTTGGCCGAGCAAATGGCATTACAACAAATTCTTATCTTTCACATAGAACAGATTCCGATAATAGTGGACAACAAGGTAATGGATGGAATGACAATATCTGGTATATAGCAGAACAAGATAGTGCTGCCGCACAAGGTTTAATTTGTTTTGAATTTGATGATTATACAAATGCAACTAGTTGGAAAATTGGGCGCGTTTGGGGAGTTGCAAATAATAAAACTACCAACACATATTCAAGTCCGTTAAATAAATTATTAGTTGTAAATACAACAAGTGCAATAACAAGTTTAACTTTTTTTGTGGATAACAGCGCAAATTTTGATGGCGGTTCAATTCTACTATACGGAGTTAAATAATGACTAACACTAAACCACAAATAAAAATTGTAAATTGCGAAACTGGCGAGGAAATTGTCAGAGATGCTACTGCTGAGGAAATTGCTCAAATGGAAATTGATGCCGCAAATGCAGAGGCAAGAAAACAAGCCGAAGCCCAAGCAGCAGCACAACGCCAAGCACTACTAACTCGTCTTGGTATCACAGAAGAAGAAGCAAGAATCCTACTAGGAGGTAACTAATGGCTATAACTAAAGCAACGGCTAGTTCAATAGCACCAGCAGCCAAGGGAGACCTTGTTGCAGGTAGTGCTACTAACGATGCCGCAATACTAGGAGTAGGTACTAATAACCAGGTATTAACTGCTGACAGTAGTACCACTACAGGACTTAAGTGGGCTGCTGCAGGGTCTAGTTTTGTAGGTTGCCTTGCATATACATCTAATCAAAGCATTACCTGGACCGCTAATGTTGCCAAAGTAATTACTATGGGCAGTGAGGAATTTGATACTGATGGATTCCACTCCACTTCAACAAATACAAGTAGAATAACAATCCCTTCGGGTAAAGATGGAAAATATTTATTAACCGCTCAATGGGATATTCAGGCTGCTGGTATAAATAGTTATTATCAAACTTACCTTACAAAAAATGGAACAAAAATAGGTAATGGTGTTAATCGTGGTGGTTCAGGAAATATCGGTGATAATGCTTTTTGGGGGAAAAGTTTTACAACGATTGCGGATTTAGTAGCAAATGACTATATTGAATTTTATTATCAAACTGACCTTAGCGGTACATCAGAATTTTGGTTACGTTTTGGCGCAATTTATTTAGGAGCATAATATGGAAATAAAAATATCTAAACCTACTAAACCGGTTCATTCAACTATTTTTTACAATGAAACTGGATTTAATCTATTTCAAAAAGATGATGATTTTTATTTATCAGGTGAGGCAACTGAGCAAGAATTATTAGATGCTTATGCGGCTCACAATCCATTAGCACCAACAGAGCCAACAGTTACAGAAAAATTGGCAAGCGTAGGGTTATCTATTGATGACCTTAAAGAGGCTTTAGGTTTATAGCACAATCTTGAGGAAATGTTCTACAATCATTAATCACCCCGCTTCGGCGGGGTTTTCTATTTAAGGAGATCAATGGCATACGGCGATGATATGCAATGTAATAAATGCAAGGTAACTAAGCCGAAGTCTGAGTTCTTTAAAGAGTCAAAATTTACTCGTGGTTATAGATACTCCTGTAAAGATTGCGAAAAACCTATGCGAGAAATTTATAAGAGTAAACCAGAAAATAAGATACGAGCTACTAAAACTCGTAGAAGTTGGGTAAGAAAAACTAAGTATAATTTTCCTCAAGAATTGTATGACGAAAGATTAAACGATCAAGGTGGAGTCTGTGCAATATGTGGCACAGATAATCCTGGTGGGCGTGGACAATTCCACGCTGATCATAACCACAGTACTAATGAACCAAGAGGTGTGCTTTGCCACAATTGCAATGTAGCACTTGGTAATTTTAAAGATAATCCAGAGTTACTAGAAAAAGCAATTGTGTATCTCAATAAATATTCGGAGGTTGAATAGTGGCTTATAGTGACGATATCACCGAACGCATACCCGTACCATTATCTAACCCAGCAGGTGCTACATCTTATGCCTTAACTGGCGTTGCCTATGATATGGCTATTGCAGGACTACCATTCTTCGTTAATGCCTCCGATGATACACCTTATCGTAGAGTTACAGCACAGTATCGTAAGCAACAGATTGACCAAACTAGAGAAGCTGGTGAGCAGACACTTACTGGTTGGTGGTTAAGAAGTCAGTCATCATTTCATCAAGGACAAGGTATTAACTTCTTTGAACCTATCCAAGATGAGTCATTAAGATTTCAATATACAGAATCTAAAGGTTGTGATATCTGGACTAGAGGACAGGTAACATTACTTAACTCTGTATCTAATGTACATACAGTTACTGGTCCAGTAAGAGATGACCTACGACCTAATCAATATGCTAGATCTATTCAGTGGACAAAGAACAGTAATCTATATGATGGTATCTTATTAGCAGATGAATATGATATAGACAAAGTATTCCCTCGCATTACTGTATCTATTAACAACAAGGCTTTAACCTCTAACGTAGCAACACTCACTACTACATCAGCTCACGGGCTATCTGTAGGTATGCAGATCACCATCTCTGGTGTAGATGCCACCTTTAATGGTGAGTACCGCATCACTGGTGTACCTACAACTACTACCTTTACCTATGCTAAGACAGCAACTGATGTTGTATCTACTCCAGTATCACCAGTAGGAACTGGTACTGCTGAGGTAATCCACTTTATAGATTACAACTCTGGTACAGATTATCCAGTATTTGGTATCTGTGATGATGGTGTATATGCCTATTGGGTAACTAACGTACTCAACACTGGAACACCAAGGTTTAGAATGTATAAGAAGTTACTATCAGATGATAGTTCAGTATCACCTACTCTAATGATTAGTGATAATAGTGTTACTATAACTAATGCAGTTCTAGAGTTTACTAAAGAGCGTATCGTTGCTTGTATCAATAACAAGGTTTATGAGATATCAACTACTGCTACATCTTTACCTACTGCTGTATACACCCATCCAACAGATGATTTTGTTTATACCAGTATTACCTCAAGCGGTGCAGCTATATATGTAACTGGCTTTAGTGGTATCCAATCTACTATTCAAAAGTTTACCTTATCTACTGCTGGAGCTATGCCTACTTTGACCAGCGCTATTACTGCTGCTGAACTACCAGTAGGTGAGAGATGCTACAGAATATTTTATTACCTGGGCTATATGGCTATTGGTACTAACACAGGTATCCGCGTAGCAGTTGTATCAGATGATGGCTCTATTAATTACGGTCCTTTAGTAGTAGAGACTACTCAGTGCGTATACGATTTTGCTGCAAGAGATTCATACATCTGGTGTGCATCTGGTGTAGATGGTGAACCTGGTGTAATCAGAGTTAACCTAGGCTTACGCTTTGGTAATGATCTACTATTTGCTTATACAAATGATTTATATAAGCCAGGAGTATCTGGCTTTACCACTACTGCCTGTGCTTTTATGGGCGATACCAATCAACTAGCATTTGTTACTGCTGATAATGGAACCACTGATGGTGCTATCTATATTGAGAATCTTAACGAGAAGATATCTGAAGGATATCTACAGACAGGCTTTATCCGCTATAACACATTAGAGTTAAAGGTATTTAAGTTATTACAGGCTAGAGTTGATAACTCTACTGGTGGATTAAATATAGATACCGTAACCTATGATGGAGATGAATACCGTATTGGTACCTTTGCACAGCAAAGTTCTGTACCAGAGGTAACTGTTTCATATCCAACAGGAGCGCAAGAGTATCTAGGATTTAAGTTTACCCTTACTAGATCTACTACTAATACCTCACAAGGACCAGTGTTTAATGGCTATAACTTAAAGTCATTACCTGCAGTACCTCGTCAGCGTTTAATCCAATATCCATTATTTTGCTATGACCACGAGGCAGATAAGTTTGGTGTTGAAGAAGGATACGAAGGATCTGCGTATGATCGTATGTCTGCATTAGAACAAGTAGAAAATGTGGGAGATACAGTTAGAGTTCAAGACTTCAGAACAGGTGAGTCATACCTTGGCCTTATTGAAGAACTTGATTTTATAAACAAGACACCATCAGGACCTCGTTTCTCTGGCTACGGAGGAACACTGGTCGTAACAATTAGATCTATTTCATAGGAGCCATAATGACCCCTTCTGACTGGGCTGCACTAGCAGTCTCTATAACTACACTAATAGGCGCAATAGCGATGGGTGTAAGACACCTTGTTAAACACTACCTATCAGAGCTTCGCCCTAATGGTGGATCAAGTCTAAGGGATTCGGTTGACCGATTAGAAAGACAAGTGGAGGAAATAATAAGTATACTTATCAACAAAAAATAAATAAGGGGGAATAATGGTTACGGTTTACACATTACCAGATTGTGTGCAATGTGATATGACTAAGAAGTTATTAGATAGAAGTAAAGTAAAATACGAAGTTGTAGATATAAGCCAAGACCAAACTGCTAAAGAAACCGTAGAAGCATTAGGATATAAGCAGGCACCCGTAGTTGTATATGATAAGTTCCACTGGTCAGGATTTAGACCAGATAAGATTAACGCATTACATTTGGCACTACTAGAAAAAGGCGTAGCATAATATGGAAAAGGAAATAAAGAATGAAACCTGTTGTAAAGAGAGCGACACCTGCTGCAATAGCAGTGCTACGACAAGCGACAGCGTTTTGGCCCAAGCGCAAGAAAGCCTCAGACGGACTCTTGCCTTCATCGGCACACATTAAACAAAGTCCTAACTCAGACCACAATACAGGACTAGCTGTAGATCTAACCCACGATCCAGATAATGGAGTAGATTGTAAAGACATCTATAAGAGATTACAGTCAGATGCAAGAGTAAAGTACTTAATATTTAAAGGTAGAATCTGGAATCAAGTAGATGGTGAAAGAGTTTATAGCGGAAAGAATCCCCACAATAAACACTTGCATATTTCCATAAAGGATCAGTATGCTAAAGATGATTCCAACTGGTTTGGTTGGATGGGTGAGGTGCCTAAGAAGTTTACACTTCCTAAGCCATTACCTAAAAAGAAACAGGAGAAACAATGAAGGATCTACTAAAGAAGTTAAAGAGCAAGAAGACTAAGGCAGCATTTAAGTCTTACCTACGAGCTGTACTTGCTTCAGCAGTAACAATGGGATTAGCACTAGCGGCTGATCTTGCACCAGAATATGCAATCTTAATCGGATCTATCGCAGGTCCACTTGCTAAGTGGGCAGATAAAACTGAAAGAGAATATGGTCTAGGATCTAAATAGTTTTAACACCGCGAGGCAATACAGGGAGGGCGCTGAAAAGCGCCCTTCTTTTTTTATGCCCTTTTACTCTTGGATGTAATCTGGTTTATCTATTGGTGTGGGTACGATAACAAGATTGCCACAGTTAGAACACTCACCGTCTAGGTGATACCAAGATAGTTGATAATCATAGAAGGATGCCATAATCGTAAAGGTCATAGAACCACAAGGACAGGCGTGAAGAGGACCGAGATCTCTAAGATCTGAACCGAACTTCGGTGGGAGTTTCTCCCTGTTTTTAAACAGCCTTGGTAGACGGAACATATAATCCCTTGTCTACGCAACCCGACAAGGGTTGCCGTTAATTCGCCTTTGGCTCATATTGTACACATTCCGAACCCACTATTGATGTTATTACGGCCCTTGGCGTGTCGCAAGTACATCCCACACTTTTATTGTAGTAGTGGTATTATTTACCTTAAGAGATAGGAGTTGAATTGACCGCGATAATTGGTATCCAGGGCAAAGGCTGGGCAGTATTAGCCTCAGATACTATGACTACCTATACTGACAAACCTTACATTGCCAAAGGCTATGACAAAATAGTTAAGGTTAATGAATATCTAATAGCTGTAGCAGGTGATGCTACTGCTGGAGATATTTTAAATAACTTATGGCAACCACCAAAGGTAATTAAAACTCAAGAGCCTGATCGCTTCTTAATGATTAGAGTTCTACCATCTATCAAACAAACATTAACTGATGCAGGGTATGACCCTGCGCCTAAGAATAAGAATGATGATGACTCTGGATGGGATGCTTTAATTTGTTTTAATGGAAAGATATATCAGATCAGTGATGACTATGGGTATATGAGAGATGATAGAAACTTATACGGCATAGGCTCAGGTGGATCAATCGCTCTTGGTGCATTAGCTGCTATGGAGAGTGAGATTAGATCTCATACTAAAGCAGCGAGTGCTGCAAAGAAAGCAATTAACATTGCTATACAGTACAACGTATGGTGTGGTGGAGTACCAACCATCAAGACACAATTCACAAAGTAAGGAAGGTTATGAAAGAAATACTTTTACAATTAGAGTGGTATCTATTAGACTTAGAGATGTATAAGTTTATTCTAGAATGTTTTATTAAGTGGGGATTAAATTGAAAAAGAATGAACGGGATTTGCGAGAGCAGATTGCAAAGGAAATAGAATCTAAAGGCGATGAAATCGTTTGGATATGGACAGCTATAGGTGGCCGTACACCAGAAGCTATTGATTGGTATGTAAAAGATGTTAAGTTTTTTGCAAACATAGTAAGGGGTGAATATGAGCGATCCAAAGCAGTTATTGATTGATGTTCTACGAGCTAAAGATGCTGGTAGGGCTAGATCTAAACAGACACAGGTAGGTCCATCAGAGTTAGGTGGTTGCCGTAGAAAAGTTTGGTATCGTCTTAACGATCAACCTGAAACTAATGAGAACGAATTAAAGTTAGCAGCGATTATGGGTACTGCTATCCACGCTACTATTGAAGAAGCAATACGCAGTATTGATCCAAAGGGTGAGAAGTATTGGGTTGAAACTGCAGTTGAGTATTCTGGGATGAAAGCGCATATAGATCTATTCATTCCAGAGACTGGCGATGTTATTGATTGGAAGACTGTTAAGAAACAAAACCTTTCTTACTTTCCAACTAATCAACAACGTTGGCAGGTTCAAGTCTATGGCTACCTATTAGACAAGTCTGGGAAGGGGAAGCCTAGAACTGTCAACTTGGTAGCCATAGCAAGAGATGGCGATGAGAGAGATGTAGTTGTCCACTCTGAACCTTATGACCCTACTATTGCTGAAGAAGCTCTTAACTGGTTGAGCGCAGTTAAAGAGTCGCAAGTAGCACCAGATCCTGAGAGAGATCAGAATTACTGCAAATCTTATTGCAAGTACTTTGATGAAACAGGAGAGATTGGATGTTACGGATTAAAAAAAGAACGTATCAAGGATGAACTGCCTGTTATAGAAGACAGTAGTGTTGATCATTCAGCCTTGATGTACTTACAACTTGATCAACAGATAAAAGAGTTGACCGAAAAACGAGACTCATTACGAACCGCGTTTGACGGTATAACTGGAGAGACTGCTAGTGGTGTACAGATTACCTGGACAACTGTTAATGGTAGGTCTACAGTTAACACAGCCGAAGTAGAAAAACTACTAGGCTTTGTACCAAAGGTGGAGGGACAACCTTTCGCTAGATTAAATATAAAAACTGGAGGAAAATAAATGGCTGCACCTGAATCAACAAAGTTTCAGATCAACTACAAGTTAGCTGATGGAACTTTAGTGAATCTATATGCAACAAATCAGGCAGAACTAGAGGCATCTCTTGGTTCAATTGCTGATCTATCAACACTAATTACTACAACTGGTAGCGCTCTTGGTGCTACTGCTCAATCAACTAATGGAGCAGTTGCTTATGCTAAGAAAACATTAGGCGCTACAACAGTGTCAGCACCATCAGGTGATGCACCTGATTGTAAGCACGGCACTATGAGTTTTAGATCTGGACAAGGAACTAAGGGTCCTTGGAAGGGATGGATGTGCGCTGCACCTAAAGGTGCTACAGATAAGTGCGATACAGTTTGGATTAGATAAACAATGCGGGGGCCTCGTAGTTTTGAGAACCCCTCTTGTGCAGAGATCTCAGTAGATCTCTTCTTTCCCGAAGTAGGAGATTCATTATCTGTTATAAGACAACTTAAAAATGTCTGCAAGTTATGTCCCCACCAGCAAGAATGTGCAGAGTGGGGCATACAAAATGAGAGATACGGAGTATGGGGCGGTCTATCAGAAAAAGATCGTAGAGCAATCCGTAGACAAAGAAACATTATTATAAGAGAAGAAGAAATTGCTTAACTTAAACAGAGCTTGGAAGAGTACGACAACAAAGGCTACCCCTTTGCCTATCGTCTGGAATGATTTAAAGTCTAAACAGATAAGGTTTAGAAGAGGTCAAGTCTGTATGATTGCTGCTGCTCCAAACGCTGGTAAGTCTATGTTTGCTTTGATCTATGCGATCAAGGCTAATGTTCCAACGCTTTTCTTTTCTGCAGATACTGATGTTGCTACAGTAATGATGAGAACTGCAGCACATATCTCAGGTCATAATCAAACTCTGGTAGAAGAAAACTTAACCAAGAATAGTAAGTACTATGATGATAAGTTTGATAAGGTAAAAAATATACAGTGGGTCTTTGACTCATCACCATCACTAGATGATATTGAGTTAGAGATCAAGGCTTATATAGAACTTTATGGTATTCCACCAGAGTTAATTATTATAGATAACCTTATGAATGTGGTAGCTGAATCAGACAATGAGTGGGCAGGACTGCGAGCCATTATGGTTGAACTGCACGATATGGCTAGACAGACTGAGGCTTGTGTAATGGTTCTTCATCACGTTAGCGAACAGTCTGAGTATGGCTCTACCACTGAACCACCTGCTCGTAGATCTATTCACGGTAAGGTATCTCAACTACCTGCAATGATATTAACACTGGGCTATGAACCTATAGGACAGTTGCTTAGAATTGCTGCAGTTAAGAATCGCTTTGGTAAGCACAGCGCAGATGGTAAAGACTATGTATCTTTGTTTGCTAGTTATGGTTCTTGTCAGATCAGCGATGCTGATGAGTATGGTCGTATGCTTGGTAGAGATGCAAGGTTTGAGAGTATGAGAGACAAGGTAGGCTAATGGCTAATACGGAGATACAGTATGTCAAAAAGAAAATTAATAAACTGGAAAGTGATTTTGCTGCTTTTAGTTCTATACTTATTCAGGCAGGAATTATTGAAGTATATGAAGAAGATGGTCAGCAAGCATACAAAGTAAACAAGGTTAAGGTAGATGAGCGCAAAGAATAAACGCAAGGGTGCATCCTTTGAACTAGATGTAATGAAATGGTTTAGATCTAAGGGTGTTAATGCTGAGCGCTTACGCTTATCAGGACAAAAGGATGAGGGTGATCTAGTAGTTATTATTGCTGGAGAAACTTTTATCTTGGAGTTAAAGAATACAAAGGTGTTAAACCTACCTCAGTTCTGGAGAGAAGCAGTTGTTGAAGCTCAGAACTATGCTACTGCTAGAGGTATTAAACCAGCACCACTATCTTATGTAGTAGTTAAAAGAAGAAGTGCAGGGATAGAACAGGCTTGGGTGGTCCAAGACTTACAGCAATGGTTGGAGGATAAGTATGCCAATACCTAGTGGACAGATAACCACTACTAAGATAATGCAAGGCTTAGATAAGGGAGAGCAATGCCAGGACAAGACTGGTCAAGAAGTAAACGAACAAACAGACGAAGCAACGACACCGATGCAAAGTCAATCCCAATCGGAGTAGTAGTACAGTTTTATGGTGGAGAAGTAAAAGAGGGTAGAGCAAGTTCAGTTAGGTGTGTGATGCACGATGACTCTCGCAAGTCAGCAGTGATGAACACAGTGGAGAACCTATACTTTTGTCATACCTGCGGTAAGGGTGGAAACACCATCAATGTTGTAATGGAAAAAGAAAGTTTGGAGTTTAAAGATGCTCTCGCAAGAGCAATTGAAATCTTATCTACAAGCGGCCACTCGCTACCAGCAGGGTCTAAACGTAGAAACCGCAACCTTTCTAAAAGAACGTGGCATATCTAAAGAGATATCTGAGTCTTTTAGTTTAGGTACAGTGGTTGATCCGATCCCTGAGCATCAGCTATATCAGGGTTGGTTATCTATACCTTACTTTACTGCTCTTGGTATTTGTGTTGGCTTTAAGTTTAGAAGATTAGATGATGGCAAACCTAAATATGGTATGGCTACTGGTCAGAAGACCCATCTATTTAATGTTAATGCTTTACTAGAACCTAAAGATACTATTGCAGTATGTGAGGGTGAGTTAGATGCCATCATTGCTACTGGTGCTTTAGGTATACCTGCAGTTGGTGTTCCTGGTGTTGCTGCCTGGAAACCACATTATGCAAAGCTAATGAATGGGTATGGACAGGTATTAGTTATAGGTGATAATGATATTAAAGAGGATGGTTCTAATCCAGGAGCTGAGTTTTCTAGGAGAGTAGCATCAGAAGTTATCAATGCAAGTATCTGTGTCCTTCCTGCTGGAATGGATCTAAATGACCTATACTTAGCAAAAGGGATAGAAGAGACAAAACGGATATTAGGAGCAGTTAATGTATGAAGAGTTAAGGGAAGATGGTACTACCCGTATTGTCGGAGATCTTGCTGATCTAAAGAATCAGAAGTTTATATCTGATATGTGGAAAGTATTAGATGATGCAGGTAATTTACTTCTATCTAAACATAAGGATTATGGTCCTGCTAATATCTCTAACGCACCAGGTGGTGCGCTTAATGGATTAAGAGTGCGTATGCACGATAAGACTGCTCGTATAAACCATCTAATAGATAATGGTGCAACACCTGAGAATGAATCTTTAAGAGATAGTTTTGTAGA